AACATGATGAGGTGTTAGGTTGTTTACTTTCGACTTGGCCCCTAGTCAATGAACTAGGTTTGCGTACATATGTCGCAGAAAGGAGGGTTGAGGGCCTTGGTAAGACCATACTCTCTCCCCGCCAAATCAAAATTGATCATGGATCAACCAGAGTACAACTCTGCAAGGTACCACAGAGAAAAGTTCTCCGTGCGTACTGTAGGTCGCGCGGTATTACCGCAAACCCTATGATTGCATCCAGAATTTATAATTTCTGTAAAAGGAGGAACGATAAGATCTATATTACAGTACAGTCAATGACTGTACTGCTATACCTCGCTTTTGACGGAAATCCTGATAAAATCGAAGACATCAGGCGGCTAAGAGTGTGGGGGCTTCATAAGCTCTTCGCTCTAGGTACAGACGACTTCACTTCTTCATGGAAGAAGGCGACAGTCGCTATCTGTAACGAGCTTCAGGAGAATATAATTTCTCAAGCTCGCCGACGTGATGATCTTGATCTAGAATCGCTTGAATTCTACGATATGCTTATGGAAGCATATGGTAGAGAGGTAAGACCTCTCCCCGAAATGGAGGAATTCAGGTTCTTTTCGTACATTGGACAGTCACGCTTTCTTCCGTTGCCCTCAATGAGAGCAGCGCATGAAAAGTTGGCTGAGTTTATCTCCGGCCTTCTCAATGAGAGGGAGGTAGATGAAGCTGAACGAGGTTATGACTGCGGCCTGATCTTATCAGACCGAGTAACCTGGTTCTCCAGTAAACAAAACAAAGAACTCTTCCAAGAGACACATCTCAGTCTATCCAATGGATCGTGCTGGGAGGCCTCTAGGTCAGGACTGGGGAAGTGGCATATTATGCTACCTCAATCAGAACTAATAGAGTTTTTAAATACGCCTGTGGCGAATCTTCTTTTCAACGAGGAGGATGGGTATGTCAAGGACATGTATGGCAACACTATCTGCAGTGCAGAAGATGCCTCCCTACCGCTATTCAGAATAGCTTACCTCGAAGAGGAGATAGAAGGAGAACTGGGCAATTCTTATGTAATACATGAGAACCTGGGACTCCAGTTCGAAAAAGGGTTTGATGCGCGCCTTGGCATGCTTCTCTTCTTATGGGCCTCGTTAAAATACGAGGAACATAAAGAGAAATCCAATGAGAGCCTTCTTAAGGCTAAACTTCTTATCATTGGAGAGCCAGGATGTAAAATCCGCCCATTAACATCAGGAGAAACGTGGGCATACCTGTATATGATACCGGCAATGCACATGCTGAAAGAGGCTATTGAATGCCTCCCGGGGGCCAAAGTTGGTCTTACGGAGCATGATAATCTATGGAGGTTCGGAACCTCCTATAGTAACCACTTCTCCGAACGAAATGACGAGAAAATTCCCGAATACATTTCGAGTTCAGACTTGAGCTCGGCGACTGATAATTTCAATCATGAGCTATCGAGGAATATTCTTAAAGGGCTTGTGGCTGGACAGAGACCAAATAGAGGCTTAGGTACATACCTAAACCAAGCTATCGACCTCTGCCTATCCCCTAGGAAGGTGTACTACACCAGCACCAACAGAAAACTCCGCAAGTTACGGAGGATCGAAGGTGTGAACCTAGAGGATAAGACCACAATTTCATTCACCACAAAATGCGGTGCCATGATGGGTGATCCTATCACCAAGGTACTTCTTACTGCGGCGTCAATGACGTCGTG